GTGTTTCTTCTGTCTGTTCTTCTGTCACTTCCTCAGCTGAGTACCAACTGTCAATTGTGTTCATATCTTCATCAGTTAAAACAGACTTACTGTACCAAGTTAGTGCATAAGCTCTGACTTGGTATTCATCAAGTCTGTTTTTCATAGTAGATAAAGTTCTAATCACAAAATCGTGTAGATTAAACATTTAGTTCACCTTACTTTCAAGTGCTACTAGAACGTTTCTTCTTTTTTCAATATTATCCATTTCGTCCGGAAAATACTTCCTATACATATCGGAAAATGTTATTACCTCAATTTTGCCAGAATCATATAAATCTTTGATTTTATCAAGTACTTTTCTTAGATTTGCTACTGTACAGCCATAATTCTTTTTTGCAGTATTTTCATCCCCGTATAAACGGTGTGAAAATACTGTGCAACCATATCCATTTTCCACCGCAGTATTAATGTTTTCTAAAACTGTATCAACTGTGTCAGGATATAACTGTGATGGTTTAACAGCCATCTTAAAAGATGGCTTGAAGTATAAGCTAGTTGTCCAATTATTCATGTCGTCACCACGAATATATTTAATGCCATGTTTTTTACAAGCCTCCTCTAAAGCAACACATGTACGCATTTGGCGACACAACCATGTTATTGGAAGATATATACCATACATTTTCGCTTTTTCAACTGTTTTTGAGACATATGATTCCCACGCAGACACAACCTCTTGAGTTGGACTATCCGAATATGCTTCATCACCGTAAGTATCCGGTGGCCATTCTGCTGATTGGTACAATCCAACATCCCAATTAGATTCGAGTAGTTTGATATAATTTGTATAATCTTTTTGAGTAGTATTAAAATTTGGAATTATGCTGACAGTTGCTGGAAAACCATATTCATCATGCACAATCTTAAATCTATCATCATCAAATGAAAAATCGTCAAAATTTATACAAACAAATGGTTTAGTAAAAGTTGATTTAACACCCATTACCTTATTTTCAATAGGTAATAATTCTTTCTTTTGTTGAGCTGTTAAAGGAATAGATTCATTAAGTGTAACTTTCCCATACTCTGCATAATTATCGGGAAAAGCTATATTTTTTACAATTACATTTTTGGTAGGGTCTTTGACGAGATCTCCCTGTGAAAAGCTGATAATTATATAACCTTCAAAGTCTTTACCAATATATGTTATACCATTGTACGTGAAAGTTTTAATTGTTATTTCATCATAAGCGTCATTATCTCTATTTGTATAATAGTTAGTTAGTGAACCCTTTGCCAAACTCACAAGATTATTATTACTGTCGTACATTGTTATAAATGCAGCGAGCCACGATGCGTGTTTTGATGTTCGCAACACATCACCAATTTTCACAGGTATAGGCATACTATGCCAATAATATTCAGTCGCATTGTCTGGATCAGCACCACTTTCTGCATATAATCCATAATCATTAAATTGATATAAATTATCAGATATATTTGCCACTTTGCCTAAATCTGTAACACACTTATCAATAGCAGCAAGAGGTGTTTCTAACTTACTATTAACATAGTCACATACTGCTTTGGTGTCAGGATAATAGTCTAAACTAGGATGTGTAATCTCACTTACCTTATTAGATACATTTTCTTTGGTATCTAAAGTTGTATTGATTTCATCAACACTGTTATTAAAATTCTGCCTATCAGTATTTGCCTGTTCAACGATGTTATTTGTCTTATCATTTAGTCCTTGTACATCTGTTCTGTGTTGAGTTTCTAACTGCGTTTCTTTACTTTCAACATTGCTAAGTCTTGTAACAATTTCATCAGCACTTTCAAGCTTGTCAATGTTATCAACAAGTGTCTGTACTCTATCAGCTTTATCTTCAATGTCTTTAATCTCGATTAGTGCGTCAAGTAGCTTTCCAAATTCTTGACTTGCTACGATTTCTGTTTCATCAGAGATTACAGACTCAGCAACCTTTACTGTAAAAGTTGCTGATGTTACAAACTGTTGATTGTCTTGCAAAATCACTTCACAATTCAGCAATCCTGGTGTGTCTAACATTGTCTTAGTTAATTCAACAGTGATGATATTGTTTGTTGTATTAACTACAGCAGTATTAACTGCTTTAGTTTTGTTATTAATACTTGCTTTGACTGTTGCTACATAGTTACTAGATAAAGTGATAGTGTTTCCACTTTCTGTGAGAGTAATATCAATAAATCTTGTTTTACTGTCGCCCTGATGGGCGTTGAGTACTGTAAACGCTCTAGTATCGTTGACATCTAGAGTGATTTTTTGATGTTGTAGTTGCAATTCTATTCCTCCTTTTTAAATATATTTGCTAAGGTTTTTTTTGGTGTGCCTAATTCAATAGTGGTGTATCGCCCTAATAAAGTATCAAACACAACTTTAGTTACTTTTGCCTTTGCAGTCGATTGCAAAGTTGGGAAATATACCGACACAGTATCACACAACGCTATATTCTTCATTTCTTCAAGCTCGTTTTCTGCTGTAATAGTTAAAGATACCTCCGGTACTGTCAGTTGATTTGCTTTAACATATGACTCTGTCGCATTATATATGTTAAGATAGACCGTTGCACCTGGTGTGTTCATATCCATTTTCTTAGATTTAAGCGTTTCGGTTAAATCTAATTCCAATACTTTGCGATGAAAAGTTAAATCGTCAATTAAGGTGTACACATAAGGACCACCATTTCGGTGCAGATTAAGAATTCCGTATACGGTTTCGCCCGTTCCGGAGTCTTTGCCAAGTTCAACTTTCACAAATGGATAGATATGAGTGTACATTTTTTCAATATTCTTTTCCTGCTGAAAAGATTTAAGATTAACACCGTATTTAATTACAAGATTTTTTTCAGTACCTCTTGATTTTAAAAATTCAATGTCAAAGTTATTCCACTTATATTCGCCCTTGAAAATTTGTAATAGTGACTTAGAGTCACCACCAAGAAAATCGCCAATCGTGCGAATAGAGTGTACGTCTACTTTGTCCGATTCTGTTGTAATATCAGAAGCAAAAGTAAATTCTTTATCTGCAAATATTGCACCATTCGCAAAATTTTGACTATATACAAAATCAAAAATTTCTTTAGGTTTGCCGGTGTGAACACCATAGGAAAAATGATTATCTACTGCTACATAATATCCACCTTGGATTAGATTATAGTTAAGAAAATAATGGATGTGCCTGCCAGTGAAGGTCCTTTTTCTATCTGTAATCGTTGAGTTTTCTGAATATAGTTCAAAAATCTGTGGGACCTGCTGAGGGTTAGCTTTTAGCTTGACAAATTTCCCAACCTCAACTTTTTTTGATAGTGGGTCGGCATCAGAAATAACTATAGTAATTGAGCATTCAAAAATGCCGTTTCTTTCTTCCGTTACTGTACATTCTGCACAAGTTGTTAAAACTCCTAGACCGTTAGTGTTTAGTAATTCTTCTTTTGTGGATTTTTCTGCGTACAAAATAGGTAACACTATAATCGCCTCCAGTTAGGCACTACTTTAACTATAGTGCCGGAATTGGCTTGAACACTAATAGAATTCAAGCCAGGTGAGAAGGTTGGAAAATAAATACCGTTCACGCATTCATTATGAATTTCATTGTTCATAATACAATTACGGTTTTCTGTGTCGATAATGACAGAACCGGTGATGTTTTTGACCGTAAAAGTGTGTCTGTTTGCGTAGAATGTAATCGTCTTATTTTCTCCTTCGACAGAAATTAAGATTTTGGGATAGGATATTTCTTTTTCAGGGTTGTACATTGTTATTGGTGCTGAAAGAGTAGCACTACTAACATCAATAGCTTTTTGACCTTCATAAGAATACAAAAACGGTTCACAAGTGAATTTAATTGTAGTCCTCATAACACCAGCATTGCCAACTTGTAAATCAGATATATCAGTTACTATGGCGTTATAGAAATAACCTTCCATATAATCTAGATAAAGTTGACTATATTCTGTACCGATAAGCCATTCAGACAGTCTTTTTCCTAGCTCTGCAATATTTAGCTTGCAAAGCGTAGGAAGAAAGGCGATTTGTTCTTCAAGCTCAATTGAATTATAAGACAAATTATCTTTAACAACTTTCTTACTTCGTCCTGGGATGTCAACTAGTTCAATGTTTGGCATTGCAAACTTGCGTTTCTTCTGCTCTTCTACAACTCCGCCGATTTCACTCAGCCAGTTATCTTTGAATTTTAAATCGAACATTTTAATCACCACGCTTTCTGCTGCTGAGCAATGTCGGCAGCTAGAAGTTCTGACATCCTTCTTGTGATGGACTGTAAATCACTATCACTATAATTATTAAAGTTATCAACATTAAGGGTAAATGTTATGCCATTTGAGCCTTGCTGACTTGCAGTTGACTGCAAAACATTGCTATCAGCAACTAGTTGACCACTTGAGTTCGTTGCAATGCCGGCTATCGCAGGTGTCAAAGTTGGCATATCAAAACTGCTGTAAGCATCAACTACTTGTCTCATTTGGTCCTTTGCGCTTGCTACAACACCTTTTGTACTATCTGCAATACCAACTCCGATGCCTTCACCAACATATCGACCGACTTCATCACGCATAACTGTTGAAGGTGAGTGGATGCCGAAAAAGTCTTTGATTCCGTCAATTACGCTGTCCACAAAACCTGAGATTTTATCTTTGATCCATTTAACGCAGTTTTTAATACCGTTCCACAAGCCTTGCACAACATTTTTGCCGATGTTCCACATCTCTTTGCCCAGTGACGCTAAACCTTTAACAATTGCAACGACAATTTGAGGCAGATTTTTAACAAGTTGTACAAGCATTTTAGGGATTGCTTTTACAATACCCATAAATAGTTGTACTGCACCTTTAATCAGTGTTGGCAAATTTTTAATCAAGGTTTTTACAATAGTAATAACGATTTTTGGAATTTGTGGAATTAACTTTGTAATGAAAATTGGGATTGCTTTAATTAAGCCCATCATCAACTGAATACCACCTTTGATAATAGCGTCAATGCTACTAATTAAACCGTTTACAATGCAAGTAATAATTTTTGGTAGGTTTTTTACAATCGCCGAAATTATTTTAGGTATTGCTTTGATGATGCCCATCAACATTTTGATTGCACCGTTAATGATTTTAGGTAATGCTTTGACCAGTGTGCGGACAGTAGTGTTAATAATTTTTGGCAGTGCTTGCAACAAGGCATCTATCACTTGTGGGATAGCATCAATGATACCACTAAGCATTTGGACTGCCGCATTAATAATAATGTCAATGCTATTTAACAGTGTTGTTGAAATAGTGTTAATAATAGACGGCAACTGCTGAGAAAGAGAAATAACCACTTGCGGAATAGCATTAACGATAGCAGATAATAGTTTTGTGCCAGTGGCTAGAATTTGTGGAATTGACTTTATTAAAACATTGATAATTGTAGTAATTATCTTCGGCAGTTGTTGAGCCAATTTTGGGATTGATTGAGTAATACCATTTACGATCGAAGTTAGGATTTTAACACCTACCGTTAAAATTCTTGGCACCTGCTGAATAATAACTTGAACTAGTGATGTTATCAATTTTGCCCCCGCCGTTGCCAGTTTTGGCAAGGCATTAATAATGCCGGACACAAGAGAATTAATAATTTTAGGAGCAGTATTTGAAACTGTAGTAATCAACTTTGTAACAATGTTAATCACTTGCGGGATAACTTGTTCGGCAAGTTTCGGAAGTTCGCTAGCAATTGTGGAACTTAAAGAATTAACTATGTTTAAGAACTGTGGAAGTACCTTTTTCGCAGACTTAATAACATTATCAATGCCTTTTTCAATTTGACCTGTTGCACCGGTTTGACCTAGTGCCAAACTAGTAAGACCGTCCGTCACTTGGGTCACACCCGGCAGAAGATTACTAACAAGAGAATTTTTGATAGTTCCTGCCGTTGTTTTTAATGTAGTTAAACTGTCTTGATACTTAGCTGATGCCTTAACGGCATCTTCGCCAATCACCATATTGTTTTTCTTTGCAGAGTCCAACATCTGCTGAATTCCTTTGGAGCCTGAATTCAGCATTGGTGCAAGTTCTTGCGCTACTTTAGAGCCAAATAATTCTGTTGCTTTCGTTGCAGGATCGGCACTGTCTGCACATTGCTTTAATGCGTCAGTAAGTCCGATTTTGCTACCGGCAGAAGTTAAGGATTTTGAAGCCTTTTTTAACACGTTAATGTTAGTTCCTGACAGTTCCGCGGCGTAAGAAAGTTGTTGATATTCTTCTGACGATACTCTCATTTTTTGGGACTGCTTGTCGATAGCGTCACCGGCTTCAGCTGCTGAACTAACTGAGTCAGAGAGTGCAGAGCCTAGATTTTTAAGTCCCGTTACTGCTGACTTAATAGCACTTGCTGTAAGATTTGCAACGATACCTTTAAAAACTGTAAAGCCTTCCTTCGCTGATGAGGCTTTGTCGCCACTATCTTTTACTGCTGCACCGATTTCTTTAACTTTTGACTTGCTCTTTGATGAGTTAGTTCCCAGTTCATCAATTGACTTACTAGCACCGTCAATTTTCTTGTCACTGCTATTTGCTGAGTTTCCTATATCGTCAACTTGTTTTTTACAATTTTTTAACTCTGTTTCAGTCTTTGCAACTTCACGTTCAAATGCTCGATACTGTCCTTCGTCAATTTCGCCGTTTGCAAGCTTATTTTTAATTTGACTTTGTACATCTTTGAGCGTTTCCAACTTTCTGTTTGTTGCGTCAACAGACTTATTGAGTAGTTCTTCTTTTTGATTTAATAAAATTGTGTTTGTTGGGTCTAGCTTTAGTAGTCTTTCGACTTGTTTAAGTTCTGACTGTATATCTCTAGACTCTTTGTTCACATCTTTAAGTGCAGTTGATAGAGCTGTTGTATCAGCTCCAAGTTTGACTGTAATTCCTTTAATTGATGATGCCAATACGCTCAGCCCCTTTCATATTCTTCAATTTCGGAGATATAGCTTCGATATTCTTCTTCCGAAATAACGCCTTCCTTGTATCTTCGCTCCACAATTGGCAGTGCTTTCTTTGCAATCTTATAAGCTGATTCAGGGTCTTCCCATTTTCCACCTTGGCGAACCGTTTCAAAACGGTCATAGGACCGGATAAAGTTTAGACACATACCTATCGTGAGGTTGTCCATGTCGACGGTGCTAAGCCCTCTGACGGTTAAACACGCTAACAGTTCTTCTGTTGTCATTGTGTCGCCATCAGAACTTGACCTAACACCGCTTACGCGTTTTTTCTATCAATTTTTAAGTCGTTAGATAAGATTTCTTCAATCTGAGAGAAAATGTCAAACACCGGAAATTCTTCAAACGAGTCAAGCCATTCGAGCGGTTCCGGAATAGAGTTATCAGCATTCTTTGCTAATGTCCACAGAATGTTGTACATTACTTCTAAATTGAATTTTTCAATATCGTAACTTACTACAGTATCTTTGCCTTTAACCTTCTTGGTCTGTACTGCTTCTTCCATTTGTGCAAGTTCGGCAAGAAATTCCTTGCCGAACTGCATTTTATAACGAAGCATCACGGCTCCGCTATTTCTAAATCTTACTTTCTTGCCGTCAATGGTAATTGTTTTTTCCATTATTCAGAACCCTCCTCGGTAGGAAGTGGTACCTGGTCAAGTAGGTCCATACCCTCAAATTCAGCTTTAACTAGATTATCAGACATTCTCTTTCTAGCAGCGATTTCAAATTCAGTCTGTTTAAAATCAAACTTGCCGTTTTCACTTGTTGAACCAGATAATTTAGGTCGTGAGGCTTGACAGTTGTAGTAGACTGTAGTCTTGCCTTTACCGTCTGTTGTTTCTTCAATGATTAGATAAGCAAAATAAGGCTTTGTAGAGCCGGCATATTCTGCTGTACCTTTAGTGTGTTTTTTATTACCAAGCCAAACTTCTTTCACTTTGTCAATAGCGTCAATAATAGTAGTCTTAATTGAGTAGCCACCATTTTCCTCTTGTGAATAAACACACTGACCATCGGCATAAACTTCTGATGAGTCGCCCTGAGGGTCAGCCTCAAATGAACTACAACCTGCTTCTGCTGAGTCTAACCATGTGATTTTTTCATATGTGTCCTTGGCTTTGCCTTCTGTCCATGTAGTAGTTAATAAGGCATAACCATTTTTTACAATCGTCTTTTTCAATTTATTTTCCTCCTTATAAAATAAAAAATCAGGCACTTGCAAAGTAATAAATTACTTCACAAATGCCTTCGTCTTGTATGTATATTTCGCCACTTGTTTCGTAAGTTCCACAAGTGGCATTTAATATTTCTTCAACTTTCTTTGCTGTTTCTGTATCGTTTTTGTCAAAATAAACCTCTAAGGCAATAGTTTCTTCTTTGTAAGCGATTGAACCATCAGCACAAGTACACTCAACCTCGTCTGTGACCCATATCGCGTATGGTGAATTTTGCTTTTGGCTAAATGACAAATGAGCACACGCTATTTTATTTATATTTAATTCTTTGATAACCTCTTTAAGTTTCGTTTTGCTCATTTTCATCAACCTTTCAAAATTTTTTCAACATCGTTTAAAAATTTAGGTACGATTTTTTCTTCGGCACTGCCAATGTGGGGATAAGCTTTAACTCTGCCGACTCCGCCTTTTTTTGCGTGACCTTTTTCGAGCAAATGGGTTAGCTGGTAATTTGTAGCATTGTGCACGATAACAGTATAATGACCATTTTGTTTTATTTTTTTCACACGCCAACCTTTTTTATAATCACCGGTTTTGACTGGTGAAGTGCTTTTTAATTCGTCACGCAAAATTTTTGCGTCATTTTGAATAACTTGTTCAAGTTCTTCTGTGACTTCTTCTGTGTAAGTGTTCATTTGCTTTGCGATTTCATCAGCAAAACTACTAACATCAATATTCATTTTGTACACCATCGACAAGTTGGGTTGAAAGATAAAGCTCTAACTTATCTTTAGTTTTTTGATAAGTGCGATAAATATAGTATACTTTATCATCAACTTTAACTTTGTTTTCGTTGTTGTAGTCAACTGCGAAAACTAAAATCATCAGCTGAGGTTTTAAACCTGCTTCGCTTGCCTTAAAAAATTCGTTTTGCGTAACAGATTTTTTGTTGCAGAAAATTTGTTTTTCTACTGTAATGATTTTTTCGTTGCCTAGTTCGTCAAAATCAATATTTTCACTTATTAAAGTTGCGACAGAATCAAACATTGCTATCAATCCCTTTACGGTTTGCAATTGCGTCCCTTAATTTTTCGTACTGTTGAATAAACCTTTCGTCGCCATCACCAAAATTACCTTTGCAGTAAAAAACAATTGCTTGAGTGATTAACGCAGAATTTGTTGAAGATATTGATACTCCTGCTCCTTGTAAATCCAAAGTGCAAGAGTCAATTAACATTGATATTTCGTTGTCAAATACATCTGCTGTTAGTCGCAATGATAGTTTGACCACCTTAATCATATCTTGTGAGGCCATTATTTAACCTCCTTGTTTAAATTACGCAGATTTCTTTACTAACTTAACTAGACTATCAGTTCTGACTGCCTTGCCATCTGCAAGCATAACCATATCCAGCACCTTGTTATGAGTATCATTGTCAATGTAGATATTAGTTGTAAGACTTAGCGCCTCGTTGAATACATAGTCTTTGAAGTCAAAGATAACGGCAAATGTAATATCGCTAGCTGGACTATCTGTATAACTCTTGATGGCGTCCTCGCTAATTGTATTTACGTTTCTGCCTAGTAGCTGGAACTGAGGCTTACCGTCTAGACCTAGATTAACTCTTGCAATTGGCTGACCGTTATTATCTGTCATACCAAGGAACTGGAAGAATGTAGCACGAGTCATTACATATTCTGCTGACTCACTGTATACATCTTCGACAAGTGTTTCTGCGCTAATTAGAGTTTTATAGTCTAGCTTACCTGTTTTAGTCACATTAATGACCTTGTCTGTACTTTCCTGAAGAATGCCCTTAGGACATCCAGTGCCGGAACCGTTAATAATAGCCTTATCAATCATCTTAACCATTGCCTGAGCCATTAAATCCGTAAACTGACTTTCGAAAATTTCAAGGCTTGTTACCTGCATAAATAGAGAGAATGAAACCTTGCAGTTTAGCTTGTGCGCCATAAATGTAATCTTGCTTGTTTCAATTTTCTGCTTGTCAGCACCCTTGTCTTCGTCAACCCAACTTGCTTCCGGCTTAACTGCTAGAGTTGGAAAAGCGATAGCAGACTCGTAGTTAGTCTTAAATACTTTAGCATAGAAAGTACCGTAATTTTCAAGTTTAGTAATAATCTGCTCATAAAGTGTAGTCGGAACGATAGAACCGGCAGTACTAGAAGTTGTTACGTCATTTCTAAATCTAGCCGGGATTTCTGTGCCATGCTGAACAAAGTTCATAAATGCCTTTCGGTATTCTACACTAGCAAAAATGTTAGTAGGCTCTTCGTTTTTACCTACATCACCTGTGAGTGGTAGTGGTGCAGGTGCCTGCTTGTTGTCTAGTGCATTTAGATTAGCCTGTACCTGTGCATTTAGATTAGCCTGTAACTGTGCAAACTTATCAAACTCAGTGTCTAGATTTTCAATCTTTGCAACAAGTTCGCTAGCCTTGTCTAGTTCGCCGTTTTCGTTTGCCTTGTTAGCTTCGTTGATTAGATTTATTCTCTGTTCGAGA